CGGCACCTACGCCACAACGCTCACCGCTTCTCAGTATCAGCTCGAGCCAGTCAACTCACTGGCCAAGGGCTCACCGATCACGATGATTCGCCCGGTCAACCTCTCGTTCCTCACCACTGCCGCCCCTGCCTACCTGCAGGTCACTGCCAAGTGGGGATGGCCATCAGTACCTTCGCCAGTTACCTCGGCGTGCATCTTGCTTGCTGGTCGACTCGTCAAGCGTGGCGACTCGCTTCTCGGCGTCGCCGGCTTCGGCGATCTCGGAGCCATCACCGTGCGCGCGATTGATCCCGATGTCGAGCGCATGCTGCGCCCGTATCGCAATCCGGTCGTCGCCTAATGGCTGGCACCGCCTCTTCGATTCAGACTGCACTCGGCGTTCGTCTCGCAACCATCTCAGGGCTGCGAGTTGCCGATCATCTGCCCGAACAAGTGAACCCGCCGATGGCAGTCATACAGATGCAGTCGGTGACCTATCACCGAGCAATGGCTGGCGGCCTTTCCGAATGGGAGTTCACCATCAGCCTTGTCGCTGGTCGCATGGGTGATCGAGTAGCGCAGCGCTACCTCGACGGCTGGATGAGTTACGGCGGCACGCAATCAGTGCGTGCAGCAATCGAAGCCGACACAACGCTCGGCGGTAACTGCTCAACTCTCAAGGTCGGCGACATGATCGCCGTCCGTCCTCTTTCGCTTGGTGATGCCTCGTATCTCACCTGCGAGTTCAACGTCACCGTCCACGCATAGGAGTCCCCGTGAACACCTACAAGATCGTCGGCCCACTCAACGTGGTGGGCCACGAACCCGGCGAGATCGTCAGCGATGACGACCTCGAGGGTTGCGACATCGAGCACCTCATCGGTGCTGGTCACCTCGCAAGCACCAAGTCCAAGACCACCAAGGTCGAACCAGCAACATCTACCCAGGAGGACTAAGCCGTCATGGCCATCGTCATCACTAATGCCAACGTCTCCATCGGCGGCGTGGACCTCTCAAGCCACATCACCAAGGTGACACTCTCAACAACGCGCGCCGAGATCGAGACCACGACATTCGGCAACACTGCCGTGCGTCGCGTTGCCGGTCTCGCTGACTCGTCAGTAGCGATTGATTTTAACCAAGATTTCGCCGCTGCATCCGTCGAACAGACGCTCTACCCATTGATCGGCAGCACTGCTGCTGTCATTGTCAAGCCCAACGGCACCGCCACTGGCACCGCCAATCCGTCTTACACCTTCTCGGCGCTTGTCACCGAATGGATGCCACTCGATGCGCAGGTCGGCGAACTCGCCGCTGCCTCAATCACCTGGCCAATCGACGGCACCATCGCCAAGGCGACGGCCTAGTCATGGCTGCTCTCATGCGTCTTCGGGTCGTTCCTGCACAGGGCGAGCCGTATGAGATCCCTGTCACCCCCAAGGTCATCGTCGCTGCCGAGCGTCAGTTCGCTAAGCCGATGACCCAACTGTTCGGCCAGGACGCCTCTTACGAAGCGCTCTGCTGGGCAGCCTGGAAGGGCTCGCACGTTTCCGGTCTTGTCGTGAAACCATTCGACGAATGGCTTGACGACATTGACTCGATCGAAGCCGGCGACGAGCCGCGCGTCCCTTTAGAGAAAGCATGACGATGCTGGTGGCGCAGGTCTCTGTCGCCACCAGCATCGCACCCAACGATCTGCTCGACACTCCGCCGGACGTGTTCTGGGCGATCGTTGCGGTACTGAAAGAACAATCTCGGAAGGGGTAGTCATGGCCAAGAAGGTCAAGGGCATGGCCACCGAAATCGAGAGCGGTGGACTCGAAACCACCGTTGTCTTGAACGGCTACAACGAGTTTAAGAAACAACTGAAACTTGCAGACGCTGATCTTCGCAAAGCAATGGACAAAGAGATCAAGAGCTTCATCACTCCCGTCTCGTCCCTGGCTAAGTCCTACGTCCCTTCCGTTGCGATGCGCAACTGGAAGAGCGGCGGCAACGGCAAGTGGAGTAGTCGACTCGGCTGGGATCAATCAGAGGTGCTGAAGGGCATCGTCGTCCGCCAAGGTGGAAGTCGAAGCAAAGGCTCAGCAACCTCGGCAGCCTGGCGAATCCAGAACAAGTCAGCCGCTGGCGCAGTGTATGAACTCGCCGGCAAGAAATCCTCGGGCAGTGGCACTGCTGGCATCAGCTTCGTCAACGCCATCACGCTGCGTGGCGGCAAACCATCTCGCCTGATCTGGCGTGCATGGGATGCCAAGGGTGGCGAGCAAGCGATCACTCGGTCAGTGCTCGAGACGATCAACAAGTTTGAGAACGAGCTGCAACGAAAGCTCGACTAACGCAGGACTGAGGACGCTATGGCTGTCAATCTGAATGTCATCTCTCAGTTCGATGCGAAGGGCCTCAACCGGGCGCAGTCAGAACTGGACAAGCTGGCGAAGTCGACCTCAAGCATCTCAACGAAACTCTCAGGCGCAGCAAAGGTCGCCGGCGCAGGCATCCTCATCGGTGCTGGCGCAGTCGCTGCCGGACTGTTCGAGATCGGGTCGTCATTCGACGAAGCCTTCGACAACATTCGCATCGGCACCGGCGCAACCGGTCCGGCACTTGAGGCACTGCAAGCCGACATGAAAGCGGTCGCCGGCACAGTGCCTGCATCGTTCGGCGATGCTGGCAAAGCCATCACCGTCTTCTCACAGAAGCTCGGCCTCACCGGCGCACCTCTGCAGACACTCTCTAGCCAGGTGCTTGAGCTGTCACGCATGACCGGCACCGATCTCGGTGGCAACCTCACAGCAGTCACCGACGTGTTCAACAACTTCGGCGTCGGTGCTGCAGATCAATCGGGCAAACTCGATCTCCTCTTCCGTGCCTCGCAAGCCTCTGGCGTGTCGGTCGCGGAACTTGCCGGCACCATGAGTGGAGCCGGCGTAGTTCTGCGTGAAGTTGGTCTCTCTTTCGACCAGTCCGCAGGCTTCCTCGCCACACTCGCCAAGGCTGGCGTGGACGCTGGCGACGTGATGCCAGCGCTGTCGAAGTCCCTGGCTACTGCAGCCAAGCAAGGCAAAGACGCCTCGAGCGTCTTCAGCGAAACCTTCAACGCAATCAAGGGCGCACCTAGCGACGTTGCTGGCGCAGGCATTGCGCTCGACGTGTTCGGCGCAAAGGCTGGCCCGAAACTTGCAGCCCTCATTCGTGAAGGCAAGCTCTCGTATGAAGACATGACCGCAGCCATCGCAGGCGGCGGCGAAACCATCCTCGGCGCAAGTGCAGACACTCAAGACTTCGCCGAGAAACTGACCATGCTCAAGAACCGCGTGTTCTTGGCCATCGAACCCATCGCCACCAAAGTGTTCAACAAGATCGGCGAGGTCATGGACCAGCTCGGTCCCAAGGTCGACGAGCTCACCAAGTTCATGGAAGAACACAAAGACATGATGGTGGTCGTCGCCGGCGTGCTCGGCGGCATCATGATCATCGTGCTCACCGCCTACACGGTCTCAATGCTCGCCGCTATCGCTGCGACTGTTGCTGCAGCTGCACCGTTCATCGCGATCGGCGTCGCCATCGGAGCGATGGTCGCTGCGGCGATCTATCTCTGGCGCAACTGGGACCAGGTCTTCAAATGGATCATGGACCACAAAGCCTACGCAGCAATCATCGCCATCCTCGGCGGGCCAATTATCCTGCCGATCGTTGCGATGGTTGCAATCATCAAGTGGCTCCAAGCCAACTGGGAAAACGTCTGGTCAAAGATTCAAGCCGTCACTAGCTTTGCTTGGGACAATGTCATCAAACCGATCTGGGACAAGATCTACTGGTACATCCAAAACATTCTCATCCCCTATGTGACCTTGCTGTTCAACATTTACAAAAAAGCGTTCGAGATCATCATGGCCGTTGTCCTGTTCGCTTGGAACAATGTCATCAAACCGATCTGGGACAAGATCTACTGGTACATCCAAAACATTCTCATCCCATACCTGCAACTTTTGTGGAAGGTAGTGCAGGTCGTGTGGGACGCCATCTCTGGCGCAATCAACACCGCATGGAACATCATCAAGGGCGCGTTCTTCAACATCATCAACGGCATCGCAACGGTCTGGGGATTCTTCCAGACCGCCAAGGACATCATCGGCAGCGTCTTCACCAACATCGCCGACGCAATCAGCGGCCCTTTCAAGACTGCCTTCAACTTCATCTCAGACGCCTGGAACAACACCGTCGGCAAGTTGTCTTGGTCTGTCCCTGGCTGGGTGCCAGTCATCGGCGGCAACACCATCAGCGCCCCCAAGTTGCCGCGCTTTGAGGCAGGCGGCATCTTCAACGCCGGCATGGGTGGCGGCTCTGGTCTCGCTGTGCTGCACGACAACGAGATGATCCTGAACCCTCAGCAGCAAAAGGCACTGTTCAGCGGCAAAGGTCTGGGCGGCGGTCCTGCAATCAACGTCACGATCAACACCGTCGCAGGAGATCCCGACGCCATCGAGCGCATCGTGATCGATGCCATCGCGCGCGCTAGTCGTCGAGGCGCAACGGTACTTGTGCCATGAGCCTCGCCAACATGCCAACGCTTGAGGTGCTGTTCGCACCTTCGGTCGTGGGTGCGAACACTGGCACGCGACTGGTTCTTGATGTCACCGACCCTGGTCTTGACACTGGCACCCTCGGCGACGGTGCGTTCTTCTACGACATCTCCACATCGGTGCGATCGATCACCACGAACCGTGGCCGGCGTCGAGCGCTTGAGCGTTTCGGCACTGGCACGGCAACGATCACGCTGGACAATCGCGACCGATCATTCGACCCAACCAACACGGCCAGCCCGTACTACAACGCCACCGTCGGCGTCACTGGCGTCGTGCCCTCGATCCCGGTCGTAGTTCGTGCGACCTGGGACGGCACCACCTACTCAATCTTTCGTGGCTTCATTGACTCATGGACCTTTGACTACTCAGACGCTGGCATCGGCGACGCCACTGCCACGATCTCTTGCTCTGATGCTTTCAAGCCACTGTCGACAATCATCGGCGGCTTGCCCTCATCGGCAAGCATCTCGTCAAGCGCCACGACCACTTTCGACATCGGTATCTCACAGCCTTCAGACGGCGGCGGCTTGGGCCCCTCTTCGATTGACGTCACTGGCACAGGAACAACTGGCGGTATCAAAGTTTCGGGCGGTGTCACAACGACACCGATCATTGGAACTGGCACCGATCTGCCAGGGCTTCGCATTGAAACGATTCTCAATGCGATCAGCTGGCCCGACAATCTGCGCGACATCGACGAAGGCACCACATTCCTTGCCCCGCA